TTGATAGATATATCAATATTTCCTGCTGATATTCCTATTATGATTTCAAATATTGAAGAAAGTTTTGAAACAGAGATTCCAGAAGAAAAATTGCCACCTTGGAAAAGAGGTAAATAATGCCATTAGCAAGAGGAATAAAAGTAATAGTGATATTTAACGGAGTGGATATATCTGAGGATATATCGCATTCCATTTCTTCTCTTAATTACACTGATAACAGTAAGAATGCTATAGATGACCTTGAGTTAGAACTAGAGAACATGGATTATCGTTGGCTTAAAGAATGGTATCCGGATGAAAATGCCCAACTTATAGTCGGAATATATGAGGACAATGGGAAAGACGGAAGCTTTTTGGACATAGGAACTTTTTACATAGATGAACCAACATTTGATAATGATAGATTAAATTTAAAATGTATAGCTATTCCGCTCGATGGAAACATACGTGATCAGAAAAATACTAAAGCTTGGGAAATGATTACATTAAAAGAATTGGTAACACAGATTGCAGCACAGCATGAAATGAATGTAGAAATTCATGCAGATAATGAATACTATAAAAGGCTTGATCAGGAAAATGAGACTGATTTGGCTTTTATAGATAGAGTCATTAAAGAAACTGGACTGAGCATGAAAATATCTGATGACACAATAATAATATTTGATGATGACAATATAAAAGATAATGACGCAATTGAAAAATTTAATATCCGTGATAGCAGAATCCGTAGTTTTAGCTTGAAAAAGAAAAATAAAGGAATATATGACAAAGTCGAAGTTTCATATTATGATCCTGATAAAAAGAAATTAATCAGGGAAGTAATGACAAAAGAGGAGCTTGAAAAACGGAATGAGGTGAAAACTGATGCCTGATATTTCTTATGCAGAATATAAAAAACAGAATGGAAAAAAGTCTTCCGGGTATAAAAAAGCTAAAGCAAAACTCAAAGAAAAAGCGGATAAGAAAAAGAAAAGAAGTAAAAAAGAAAAGGTACAAAAAATAAAAACTAAGGGAAAATCTGACCCCAAAAAAGTTGCCAAAAAAACTTTAAAGGAAAATCTGAAACAGGAATATCAAGTAACTTTAATAGTTGACGGAAGCACTAAATACATGGCTGGAATGATAATTGAGCTAGACGAAAGTTGGGGTAAATTTGAGGGTAAATATGTAATTGATAAAGTTAAGCATGACATTACTGGAGACTATTCGTGTGAGCTTGAGTGTATGAAAGTTGGAGCTAGGGAAAATGCTGAAAAGAATGCTAAAGCTCAGACTAAAGAAGAACAAAAGAAAAAAGAAGCAGAAAAAGAAAGAAAAAAAGCTGCTAAAAAATCTAGTAAAACGAATAAGAAAAGTAACAGCAATAAGAACAGTAAAAATACTAAGGCAAGTAATAAATCAAGTAGTAAAAATAAGTCTATAAATAGAAAAATGAGCAGGTAGAAAGGAGCTAAACAATGTTGGAAATACTGAAAGCTGGAGAAGTAAGTGCTATAGATTATAAAACGGGAAAAGTAAGAGTTTTATTTTCTGCAGGAGATGATAAGACTAGTGACTGGCTCAACATTCTTGTTCCTTTTTCTGAAAGTCATTCTGATAATTATATGCTTTCAATCGGACAGACAGTCTACTGCTTATTTTTTCCGGAAATGATGGAACAGGGAGTTGTATTAGGTTGTCCAATGCGTGGGGCTTCTAGTAGTGAAAATGAAGTCAAAAGGACTTTTTCAGACGGTGGATTTTACAGCTATGACAATGGAATTCTGACGTTGAATCCAGTTTCAAAAGTTATGATTAATGCTGATACAGAAATAAATGGAAATCTGACTGTATCTGGAACAACAATTACTGGTGGAAATATTAACCTTAATACTCACACCCATAGTGGAGTTACTGCCGGTAGAGATAAGACAGGAGGTCCGCAATGATAGGAAGTCTTGGAGATGTAATATTTGAAGTATCTGATAAAAAAGTATCTTCAATCAATAATGAACTGTCAAGAACATATAAAAGCAAAATATCTGAGCATACTGCGATATACGGTCCTGGTATGGTAAGACATCAGGGAAGAGAATTAATAGAAATAAATTTTGGAATTTCTTTAGTTTCATCATTATTACCCGAGTCCTCGCCAGCTGAAGAGCTGGATAAAATAAAAACTATGTGGGAATTTGGAGAATATGGGTATTTAACATTCGGAGGGCAGACCTTCGGGGCTTTCCCTTTTTTGATAGTAGATATGAATGAAAAAAATTCATACTTTAACAAAAAGACTTCCAGCTTTGATGTCATAAATTTGGAATTGACATTAAAGGAATATATAGATAACCCAAAATTATACAATCAGATAATAGAGCAGTTAAAAGCTCAAAAAAAAGAACAGGAAAAACTTGCAGAAGTGGAAGTTGAAAATGTTGAAGTTGAGCAAAAAACTAAACTGGATCAGCTGAAGAATAAAATTGATAAAGCTACAGAAAAAATTGATAAGGCACTGGAGAAAATAGAAAATAAAAAGAATGAAATATTAGATAAGCTGGAACAGATTAAAAAAGATTACAAAGTACATGAGTTTATGAATTTATTACGAGCCGGACTGATTACTGCAGATAAAGTAAAAGAAATGTTGGAGTATACTAAAGTAATGAAATCTGAAACAGATAGACAGATATTACTTAATGTAATCAGAAACTATCTAGGAGGTATTTAGAATGATATATGTAACATCAGATCAGGAAATTAATTATGCTCCTAAGAATACTGTAGAAGAGGTAGTAACTAATGTTGGAATGCTCTTAAGAGTGTATAAAGAGGAACAGCCGCTCAACAGAGATTTCAGCTTTGATAGTGACTTGATAGATAAAAATATAACAGTTGTAGAAAATAGAATAATGTCTCAGTTGCTTGAAACATTCAGAAAGTATGAACCAAGAGCACTACTTAAAACTACGCAAATAATAATGACTAACAAATTTAAAAATGAATTTGAAATTACACTGGGAATTGAGGTGATAGAAATTGAGTGATTTTGAAGATTACGAAGTAATTGATTCAGATGCTTGGGAAATAAAAAAAGATATGATAAACAAATTTCAGGAATTGAGCGGAAGAACGTTGACTGAAGCAAGTCCAGAAACATTAATTTTTAGTACAGTTGCATATCAGTTAGCATTGCTTGAAGAAAAGTATAACGATGATATTAAGCAGAACTATCTGAGATATGCCAGAAATGAAAGGCTTGACCTGAAGGGAGAAATCTACGGGAACAGAGGGAAAAGACTTGTAGAACAACCAGCAATAGCAACATTTAGATTTTATATATCTTCAATACAGGTAACTGACATAGTTATTCCGAAGGGTTCAAGAATACGTTACAATGAGCTTTATTTTGAAACTAATGAGGAATACAAAATATTGAAAGGAAATCTGTCAGTGGACGGAAAAGCTACATGTAATAAAGTAGGAACCATTGGAAATGGTATTCCAGTTGGACAGATAAAAGATATGGTGGATATATTTCCAAATTATCAGAAGGTTGAAAACATTACTGAAAGTAATTCGGGAACAAATGAAGAAGTAGATGAAAGTTACAGGGAAAGAATAAGAGAAATTCCTGAAAGCTTTACTACTGCAGGGAGTTCTGGAGCTTATACATTCTGGGCTAAAACAGCAAGTACTAATATTATTGATGTCAAAGTTCATTCACCATCTGCCACTAATGTAGATGTGTATATTTGGACTGATACCGGTTCAGTAAGTCAGGAGCTTAAGGAAAAAGTAAAGGCAGTACTCAATGAAGAAAATGTACGTCCTCTGACTGATAATGTTAATATCAAGGAGCCAAACAAAATCAACTATTCTATAGATTTTGATTATTATATCGATAAAGATAATGAAACGCTTGTAAATATAATAAAATCTAACGTTGATAAAACCATTCAGGAATTTATTAACTGGCAGAAAGAAAAGATAGGCAAGGATATTAATCCAGACGAACTGATAAAAAGACTTAAAATAGCTGGAGTTAAAAGAGTAGTACTGAGAAGTCCTGCATTCCAAAAATTAGATTTTAATCAGATTGGAATAAATAATGGTATAACAAGCAACTATCAAGGAGTTGAAGGACTATGATAACTGTACAGGATTTAAAATTGACTTATATAGCTGCAAGCTCAACTCTGACTGATGAACGGACAAGATGGATTTACGAATCTATAGATTATGCAATATCAAATCAGAAGAAAAGGATTATGGATAAGTTTTTTCTGAATATTGCTAAGCTTACAGAAACTGAGGTTGATTACCTCTTATGGGAATATCATGTTGACTATGTCGGAGAAAATGCCAGTCTTGAAAGTAAAAGAGAACTTGTAAAAATAGCTGTAATTGCACATTTTAACAAGGGAACACTTGGAAGCGTAAAAGCCATCTGTAAAATTCTTTTTGGTAATGCGGAAATAAAGGAATGGTTTGAGTATGGTGGAAGACCGGGCTACTTTAAAATAAGTACACTTGGAGAGCTGAAAGATGAAAAAGACTATCTGAAAGTACTTGATGTAGTCAATGAATATAAGAATGAGCGTAGCTGGCTTGAAGCATTGACATTTGACAGGACTGCAGAGTTTGGAAAGCATATTGGGATATTTTCTGAAAAGCAGATAATTAACATCTTAAATGAACGAAACTTTGAACTGCCTTGGATGGAGCAGAATTTAAGTGAAGGAATAATAAATGTAACTGTAAAAGAAAATACTATAGGAATTAGATAAAGAAATAAGGAGGTAGTATGGCTAATTACATAGGTTGGATATTGACAAATAAAGGAAGGGAACTTCTTGCAAAGGCAATAAACAATGAAACAAAAATAAATGTGACAAAGTTTAAAATTGGAGCAGGATACAACACAGGAAATGACAGGGAATTAACAGATTTACTAGATAAAAGAAATGAATTCCCAGTGAACAGTTATGAAAGAAAAGAAAATGGGATAGTGGAATTTACTTTCATTGTTTCTAACAAAACTGGAAGTGGTACAAGTACAATAACGAATTCATATAAAATTTCAGAGATGGGAATATATGCTCAAGATGATTCAGGAACAGAAATTTTATATGCGTATAACAAAGGAACAGATGGAGATTATATCCCAGTTTATAACGGCAAAAATGCGATAGACATAGTAGAGAAATGTATTATAATAATCGATCAGGCTGCTAATTTAAATGTAACAATAGACAATTCTATGACTTACTTGACAAGAGAATCTGCAGACAGAAGATATTTGGAAATACAGGCATTGGCTAAAATTATTGGCTTAGAGTTTGGGGGAAATATCCAGGACACAGGACCAAAAGTCAATGGGAAATTTTACTATGATAAGGCTTTGAAGTACTATTACGAATGTATTGCAAATAATAGCCTTACATATAATGACGGATCTAAATTCAGGGCAATAAGTAATAAACCGATACTAGACAAATTGGAAAATTTATTC